CAATTCAGGTGGCACACTTACCGATATTTCAAACACACTTACAGATGTTTCATTCCCTCAGACAATTGAGACCGCTGAAACAACTTCATTTGGTTCATCTGCAAAGACCTACATTGTAGGTTTGACAGATTCAACCGTCTCGGCATCAGGTAACTTTGATGCAACAGTTGATGCTCACCTAGCGGCAATCGCAGGACAAGCAGCAACAGTTTCATTCGAATATGGTCCAGAGGGTTCAACTGCTGGTCAGGTCAAGTACACAGGCGAGTGCATTATGACTTCTTACGAGAAGTCTGGCGCTGTTGGCGATGTCGTGACATACTCAGCAGAATTCCAAGTAACAGGCGCGGTAACACGCGGTACTTACGCATAATTAAATAGCAATACAACTTAATAAATCGTGACCAACCTAGTGTCCAAGGAGAAATAAATGAGTCTCAAAGAAACAATCTTTAGTGCCGATGACATCACAAAGGAACTTGTAGAAGTTCCAGAGTGGGGAGTAACCGTAGAGGTTCGCTCCATGACAGCGGCGGAACGCGCCAAGTTGGGAGAAGGAGCATCTAAGGGCGACAAAACAGATGTCGGTCTTATGTACGCCATGACAGTTATCTCAACTGTCTATGACCCAGCAACAGGTCTACCTGTCTTTACAGACCAAGATAAAGAGTCCATCCTTTCTAAGAATGGCGCAGTAGTTGAGCGCCTTGCTACAAAGGCGCTTGGCTCATCTGGTCTTACAGCGGAGGCGGTAGACGAAGCACAGGCACGATTTCCTAAAGAATCCTGAGCGTAGATTTCTTTTCGAATTAGCAGAAAAGTTGGGTAGGTCGGTGGCTGAACTTCTTCACGGGAGTCCAGCACACCGCCCCCTTACAAGTATGGAATTAACTGAGTGGACTGCGCTATGGACTCTCAAAGCAAAAGAGCAAGAGAAGGCAGAGCGTAGAGCGAAAGCGAGGCGATAATGGCAGAAACTCCAACCATGGAAGTTCGCGCTCGGCTAACCGCTGAAACAGCACAATTTACACGGGGTATGCAACAGGCTACCCAATCAATGAATTCTTTCTCAGAACAATCATCTCGTTTACGCGGTGCTGTACTAGGTATCGGAATAGCGGCTGGTACGGCAACAGCGGCGATGATTGCATTTGGAACTAAAGCATTTATGGCGGCGGCTCGTGTAGACGAGTTGGATGTCTCTATGAACGCCGTTGGAAAAGCAACGGGTCTTGGGTATCAGGCAATTAAAGATGCGGCATTAGCCACAAAAGACATGGGTATCGAGATGGAGACTGCATCGCAGTCAGCCATTAAGTTTGCCCAGAACAATTTAGATTTAACTTATGCTTCTCAGTTGGCTAGAGCGGCTCAAGACCTTGCTGTTATCTCTGGAAAAAACTCTACAGATACATTTAATATGCTTACCCACGCCGTTATTACAGGGCGAAGCGAAGTTCTCAAATCAGTTGGTATCCAAAAATCTGCTGGGCAGATGTACGAGTCATTTGCAAGAAGTCTCGGTATTAGTGCCAGCGCTTTGACCTACCAGCAAAAACAACAAGCAGTTGCTACGGGTGCGCTCGCTGAAGCGGCAAAGGTCGCTGGAGTTTACGAAGCGGCAATGGATAGTCCTGGCAAGGTTCTTCGTTCCTTTGCTCGTATCCATAATGAAATTCAAGTAGCAGTTGGCGGAGTTCTCCTTAAAGCCTTTGGTCCAATGATTAAGGCTCTTTATGACCTTGAAAAGAATATATCAAAAGCATTTACTAATAGCGAAAATTTGAAAAATGTATTAGCCGCATTGCAAATGGTATTTGTGAAACTTACTGCTCCCATTACGGCATTTTTGACTAAGATGAGTGATGTCATAAAAAAATTTACTGAGGCTAAAAGCCCAGTTGAAAATTTAGATGGAACACTCAAAAGTTCACAAACTGCTATTACTGCAATGGCTGAAAAGTTTGAAATGTTACTTCCTGTTCTTGCGGCGGTTGGCTCAGGCTTTGCTGTTATGGCTGGAAAACAATTATTTGGAATGGTTCCAGTTTTAGGCTCTGTGATGAGCAAATTATCTCCATTGCCAGTTGCGCTTATTGTTTTGGCTCTTACATCAACTCAGGTTAGAAATGCCATGTTGAATCTTATTAGTGCTTTGAAACCAATTATTCCCATCTTTGTTCAACTTGGAAAAATTATGGGTACGGTCTCTGTAATTGGAGTCGCCGTTCTTGCTAAAGGCATCAATGCCTTAGCAACAATTATTAGCACCAGCATTACTTTTGTTCAAACATACGCTAATGTATTTAAGGTATTGCTTGGAATCATTGGCGTACTTGCTGTTATGTATTTGGCTTATATGGCTCAGGTAACTGTCCTGAATGTTATTACAGCAATTCAAACAAAATTAACTGCGGCACAGACAAAGGCTAATACATTTTTGGCTGTTTCTCAGGCTAAAGTTAATTTTATTTACGCAATGAACCCTATAGGTATTTATATTGCCCTTATTGTTGGTCTTTTGACTGCTCTAGCAATTTTAATGGTAACTAACGAAGATTTTGCTAGAGTTGTCGGTAAGGTATTTAATTTTGTTATGAAGATTATTGTCCAAGCGTTTGCTTGGATTGTTAAAGGAATCGGATATATTCTTCAGGCTTTTGCTGACTGGATACGGGTACTAGGTTTCTTCGTAGAGATAGTTGTAAAAGTATTTGAGTTCATTATTGATGTTATTTTGTCTTATTATCAAATGCAACTAAAGGTAATTAAGTTTGTCGTAGATGCTTTTGTAAAACTTATGGAGAGCCACGGGGTTCTATATGATGTAGTTAAGGCTATATTCAACGGGATTATTAAAGTTATTTCTTTAGCAGTTGAGGGCATAATCCGAGTTCTTGCCTTTGTGGTCGGAGTTATCGCCGACCTTGTTGGAGCGTTTAACGATTTGTTTATGGGAGTTAAGAAAGTTTTCCTTGCAATGTTAAATGTTATAGGCAATGTTGGAGAAGGCATTTTTGGAGTTCTTGACAAAATTGCTGAGGGGCTTGGGGCTTTTCTTGGCTGGGCTTTTGACAAAATGACAGCATGGATTAGAAGCCTCCTAAGTCTATTTAGCAAAATTCCTTACCTTGGACCAATGGTTGCTGATGCACTAAACAAAGGCTTAGATGCTACAAAAAATGCCGTTACTGGTTTTGCTAAGGGTATGGTTGGTCTTGGAAAAACAATGTTTGATGGTGTCATTACTGGGGTTGAGAAAACAGTAAATGTTATTGGGGGAATTGGGGCTGGAGTTGAGAAAGGACTACAAGCCACAGAAAAGTTACTGACTAATTTTGCTGTTAAAGTTCAAGAGTTTGGCAATAAAGACAATGGCGCAAAGATTATTGATGTCCTTGTTTCTGGAGCAAAACTAGCATCTGGCGCTATTGGAAAACTAATCAATGCGATTCAAGATGTAAAAGACTTTGACATGGCTCGAACTGTAGGCAATTTCATTGATGGGATTGCTGGCAAAGTAGACCAAGCGGGTACATTTTTAATTGGTCTTTCAGCAACGATGATGGAGTTTGCCGAGAACACAGATTTTGCTGGCATGGTAGGAGAAGGAATTGCTGGGTTCATCAATAAAATTAAAGATAGCCTTAAGGAAGGTCTTGGTTTTGGTGATGTTCTGGCTGAAGAAAAGAAAAAATATAACGATGCCTCCAAAGTAGATGACGGAAGTGCGGCTGAAGATGCTCTAAAAGCGGCAGACCGCATGAAGGCAATTCGCGAGGCAATGCAAGCGGGTATTAACTCAATTAAGGGCGTACTTGATGACCTCCGCAATGCCTCTGCTGATTTTGCAAATAGCCTAAAAGATACAATTATGGGTTTTGCTGGTCTTAAGAGCATTGAGTTGCCAGATGGATTTATCCCAAAGGCTAAATCTCTTATTGAGAATATGCGCCAACGCCTTGATAAGAGCAATCAGTTTGCCCAGCAGATTGCAACACTTCAAGCAATGGGATTGGATTCAGGCGCTCTCAAAGACATCATTGAATCTGGACCAGTCAAGGGCGCTCAACTTGCGGCATCAATCCTCGGTGGCGGTGCAGAGGCTATTTCTCAAATCAACTCTCTCCAAAAGGCTATCTCATTCTCTGGTGCGGCAATCGGTCAGTACGGTGCGGATGCGGCGTTTGGCGGATTGATTAGTAATGCTCAGGCTCAACTTAATCGTGTTACTGAGGCTGAACTTGCTACACGCACATCAGGCAATAATCAGTTCATTCAGCAAGGTGCTTTCCAAGTTGTTGTTAATACATCAGGTGCTAAAAATACCGAAGAAGAAATCAAGATGATTACCGATAAGATTGAGCAGACATTTGCAATCTTGGCTAAGGAATTGGCGGCTAAATAATGGCTTCGTACACACTTCGCCCTAACGCCAACTGGAATGGCGACACTTTATTTACTGGCACAGGGGGTTCCGACTTTGCGGTTTTAGCGGATGACACAGATGCCACATACTTACTCCGTACAAGCACAACCGTACCCGCTTCTTATGAGACCGAGTTCGCAACAACAACATTATCGGCTAATGAAACAATTACATCAATTAACCTTCGCGCTCGCATTTCTGCGTTAGCAGCAGATTCCCTTGCTCAGTTCAGCATTGGAGTTATCACAGACCGTAATGGTCGTACTGTCACCTACGGAATCCCAGTTTCAAAGCAGGGCATAGTCACAGCAACCACTTTTGACCTTGCCATCAAACTGACAAGCGCTCCAAACGGTGCCGCATGGACACAGACACTTCTAGACAATCTTGTAGTCAAATTTACAGACGGCGCTACTGGTTCAACAGTTACTCCTCCATCACCAACAAATCGTACAACTCTTTATGCGCTTTACATTGATGTTGAGACTGCCCCACGCCCAACCGTAACGGTCACCGCACCTACTGGAACAATTACTGACACATCTTTCCCATCTATAAATTGGACTTACGCAAATACAAATGGTGACCCACAATCAGCGTATGAAATTAAAGTATTCGATTCAAGTACCTATAGCGGGGCAACCTTTAGTGCTGACACATCTACCCCAATTATCGGCACGGGCATTATTACATCTACAAATAATGGTCAAACATTAGAGGGTGATTTAGCAAATAGCACTACTTATCGCGCTTATGTGCGAGTTGCTTCACTTATCAATGGCGTAAATTACTTTAGCGATTGGGCTTTCTCACAATTTTCTTTGTCAATTAACTCTCCAGCAATACCAACAATTTCTGCTTTTTACGATTCAGAGAGCAGTTCTGTAGTCATTACTATTTTCGGCAGAACAAATGCAATGACAGAGAATATGTCAAGTTTAGAGGTAGATACAACTGGATGGGTAGCAGTTTCTAATTGTGCTATTGCTAGAAGCACCGCGCAATATTTAGATGGAACGGCATCCTTAAGATTGCAAGCAACGGCAGGTGGTGATATGACAGCATCAACAACTGATGCAACAAAATTTCCTGTTACCGCAAGTACAAAATTCTCCGCAACGGCAGTTTTCAAGGCAGATGCAGTTGTTCGTTCTACTGCTGTCGGGTTAGTTTGGCTCAGTTCAACAGGAAGCACAATCTCTACTGTTTTTGGAACGAGTGAATCAGATTCAACAAGTGCTTGGAATGAATGTGTAGTTACTGGCATTGCTCCAGTAAACGCGACCCATGCAAAAGTTATTGTAAAAGTTATTTCTGCTGGAGCATCAGAGATACATTATATTGACAAAATTGCTTTTCATGCTGGAGATTCACCTTTCTGGACACGGGGAGGATTTACAACATTCTCATTTGTTGTAGAGCGCAGTAGCGATGGAACTAATTATTCAGAAATTAGAAATAGTCCAGTTACGGCTTCAAATTCTCAAATTGCAACTTTGAATGATTATGAAATCCCGCTAGACGAAACCGTTACATATAGAGCAAAAGCGAGGGCTGAAATCTAATGGCAGTTTTATCTTCTGGTTATGTGACCACGGAACCAATTCTTGTAGTAAATCCTGCTGAGTGGGCTTTTACTGCAATCCAAAGTCCAACTATTAAGGCTCGTTCATTACGAGTTCAGCAACCTCTTAATTCTCAGATTGTTGAATCTTATGGGCAGTTCAAGCCTCTTGGTGCATCAAAGACCATAGTGGTCGCCACTAGCATTTACGGAATTGACGGCTCTTATGAGTTCACTACTCAGGGGGAAGATGAGTGGAATGAACTTTATCCAGTTCTTACCTATCAGGGTACCCTTCATGTTCAAGACCCTCTAGGTCGCACAAAATATGTTCGCTTTGTAGATAGAACTTGGACTGAAGTTGGAACAATTGGAAACCTTATCCGCAACGCCAAGGTCAATTACTTTGAGGTAGGCGCTCCATAATGTATCCCGTAACTGACACATTTCTTTCGTCAGTTCGAAAGTCTCACATATCTAAAATTAAGGTAGAGATTTACGATACTGCTAACGGCAACATTTTGAGTACGGTATCCCCTATCGGCGGAGAAGTAACGATTGATAATCGCCGTTCTGTCCGTAGGCAATGCTCTCTTGAGTTTGTAGATTCTGATGGAACCCTTGTCCCTACCAATAATCGCTCAGCCGTTCTTTTGCCCTATAACCGTGAAGTAAAGATTTACCGTGGGATTCAATATCAAGACGGCACCGAGGAATTAGTTCCTTTAGGTGTTTTTCAACTTACAACTGTTGAAATCTCAGATAGCCCTCAAGGTGTAAAGATTGCAGTTCAAGGCTCAGATAGAAGCCTTCGGGTGGCAAAGGCAAAATTTACAGACCATAGTTTTTACATCAATGATGCAACCCCAAAAGAAACAGCCATCACTCAAATCCTCAAAGACCGATACCCAAATGTAAAAACAGATTTTCCAGCCACAGGTCAGGTAACCACCATTATCTATCCGTCTCTCGACCAGTCCTCTGACCCGTGGCGAGAATGTCTAAAAATTGCTGAGTCGGCTGGTATGGATTTGTACTTTGATGAAAACGGTACGGCTCGTATGAGACCAATTCCAGACCCAGATTTAGGTAAGGCTTTGGTTGAGTACACAGACGGCGAAGATTCAGTTCTAACCCAATTAGGTCGCAACCTATCCAGCGATGAGTCCTATAACCATGTCATCTACACAGGGGAAGGAACAAACCTTACTATCGGGGTCATCGGCGAGGCTTTTGATGATAACCCATCCAGCCCTACTTATGTGACTTCCTACGGCTCAGTTCCTTTATTCAAATCATCTCCTAATATCCTGACCGTTGCCGAGGCTGTAGAAGCGGCTCGCGCTGAGTTGAAAAAGGTTATTGGGGCATCTGAGAAAATTACATGGGACCAGATTGTAAATCCAGCCCATGATGTGTATGACTTGGTGAAGATTGTGCGCTCGGCATCTGGAGTCAATGTGAATTTGATGCTGGATGCAATTAGTATCCCACTCGCGGCAACATCTACAATGAACGCTATCGGCAGAAGTAGGAGATTCTAATGGACTTGAGTTACCTAGTAAATCAAATCAAGGGTGCGGACACTTTCCCAACTCTTAGGCTCCGTCAGGCTTATGTGGTTGCCCTACATAACAGTCCGAAAAGAGTGGATATTCAAATAGCAGGAGATACAAATACTTTGCCGTCAGTCAAATATATGCACAGTTACGCGCCGCAAGTGGGGGATACGGTTTTTATTCTGACAAATGGCGCTGATGTTTTGTGCCTTGGGGACTTGGCATCATAACCTTGGTTGATATACCGATAGGTTATTATTTACACATCTAGTAGAGGAGTTCACAATGAATACACAGCAAAAAGCAATGCTCGCATCTTATGGTCGCTCATTCTTAGCGGCAGTTACAGCAACTTTCATGGCAACAGGGGGAGACCTGTTTGCTCTTGATGCAGATACAGCCAAGGCAATCCTGGCTTCAGGCATCGCGGCTATTTTGCCCGTTGCACTTCGCTACATCAATAAACAAGACCCAATGTTCGGCAGAATCGCTGAAATAGTAGCGGCTGAGGGAATGAAGAAACTTACAAAGAAGGCACCTGCAAAGAAGGCTGTCGCAAAGAAGTCGGCAAAGTAATGGCAGAAAAAGGCTCAGTTGAACTTTTCCTTCAAACAGCCTTTGCAGAAATTGGCACCATTGAAGGTCCAAAGGAAAATGAGACTAAGTATGGCGCTTACACAAAGGCTAACTTTCTGCCATGGTGCGGAAGTTTCGTCATGTGGTGCGGTAACGAAAGCGGCGTAAAGATTGTAAATACCATCTCAACTCTTGCTGGTGCTACCGCCTATCAAAAGGCTAAGGCTTGGCAGGATGCAGAAACCGCAACACCTCAGCCTGGGGATATAGCCTATTTTGATTTCCCCTCAGACGGCGTGGACCGTATCAGCCATGTAGGAATTGTTTTGAAAGATAACGGTGACGGAACAGTTACCTGTATCGAAGGAAATACCAGCCCCGACAAGAAAGGTGACCAGCGAAACGGTGGACAAGTTGCCAAGAAGGTTCGCGCTTACAAAAAGAGCGCTAAAAAAGGATTACCTCTTGCAGTTGTCGGCTTTGGTCGCCCTAAGTTCAAAGGATAATCATGTCAGAACACGAACCAACCCTCGGGGAAATCATGCGTAGACTTGATGACCTGACCACGGAAGTCAAGCAAATCAATACCAATATTGGTGAGACTTATGTACGCCGTGATGTTTACTCGTCTGATTCTGCTCGCTTCCAACAAGCAATGGAATCAATCCTTGACAGAGTTGAAAAGATGGAGTCTCGCTCCGAGTGGGTGATTCGAACTGTCGGCGCTTTAATCATTGCAACAGTTGTCGGTGCTTCAGTCTATGTTGGGCAAATCATCGGCTTGTAGGACTTGACATACCCAACTGGGGGTGTGTATCCTCTCGCTATGAGAGGAGCAACATGACAACACAACCAGAAATCAATGAGTTCGACAATCCCGCTGTATCTTCAATTGCCGCGGAAAATGAGGGCTTTGTCGTTGATAACGACCAAAAGGCTGATTGGGCAATTCGCAAATTAGCAGTCATTCGGCGCAAGCAAGCCGAGAATAAGGCTATCTACGATGCAGAGGTTATCCGCATCACGGAATGGCTCTCAACGGTCAATACAGCCCTAGACCGAGATGCCCTGTACTTTGAGGCAGTCCTGACCCCATACGCGCTCCTACAGCGCTCTGAAGGTCGCAAAACGGTAACTTTGCCCCACGGCACACTCAAGACTACGGCTGGTCAGCCAAAGATTGAGTTCAAAGATGAATCTAAATTCATTGAGTGGGCAAAGGTCAATGACCCATCACTTCTTAAAATCAAAACTGATGTAGACAAAACTGCGTTGAAGGCTTTGATTACCGAAGAAGGTGTAGTAATATCAACCCAAGGTGAAATTATCCCAGAAGTAACGGTTATCCCAGCCGAAACTTCAGTCAAATTCGTAACCGAGTAGAGAGAGAAACAAATGTCAGAAACCAAAGTATTGACAATTGCTCAAGCACTTAATGAAGTGATGAAGCAAGTTGGAGCAGTAAAGAAAAATGACCGCAACGCATCCCAGGGATTTAACTTTCGTGGCATTGATGCAGTTGTAAATGCAGTATCACCCGCACTTCAAAAGTACGGCGTGATTGTTGTGCCATCGGTTGAGGATTACGAATATGCCTCAGTTGAAATTGGCAAGAACCGCACGGTTATGGGTCATGTAAAAGTCAAAGTGACCTACACATTTATCGGAGCAGGTGGCGATGCAATTAAAGCCACGGTGGTAGGTGAGGCAATGGACTCTGGAGATAAAGCAACGGCTAAGGCGATGTCTGTCGCATTTCGTACAGCGCTCCTCCAAACACTATCGCTACCAACTGACGAGCCAGACCCAGACAGTCAGAGTTACGAGCGTTCAGAAAAGGTCGTAGTTGATACCAAGGCGCTCGCCATAGCCATCTCTGAATCATCTGACTTGGAGACACTTGCAAAGTTAGGCGCTTACATTACTAAGTACAAAGATGCGATTGAGCCATCAATCCTGGAGACTCTACGAATTACATTCAAGGAGGCTCAGAACCGTGTTGGCACTTCCCCAGTAGTTGAAACTTCAACCACTAAGGAGTTAAGCGATGACACAGTTAGCGTTTCCTGAAGTTCCCTATAGCGGTACATCGGGCTGGTCAGGTTCAGATTCTTCTGAGGAGCGAGCGAGAGTTCAAGATTCAGATGGGACTACAGGTAAGCGCCAAATCGCGGCGCTTACCTACCTAGCAAATCGGGGCGTACATGGTTCAACTTGGAAGGAGTTGGCTGAAGCGCTTGGACTTCACCACGGGTCTGCATCGGGTGTATTGTCCGTTCTCCATCTGACCGAGCGGGTTGCAAGATTGAAAGATACTCGTAACCGTTGCAAGGTCTATGTGTTACCCGAGTTCATAAATAACCGAAAAATTGAAATACGACAGCAAAAGAAATCATGTCCGAATTGTGGGCATCACTTCTAAATCTTGAGGAGAGAGAATGACTTGGGTAAAAATTGATGATTCGTTTCCTGA